GTGGCGGTATTGTTGACGTTGAATTAGATCCTGATCACTATGAAGTAGCATACAGTAAAGCATTAACTACTTACAGACAAAGAGCTCAAAATGCCTATGAGGAAAGTTATGCTGTTTTAGAAATGCAAGAAAATCAAAACACTTACACACTTCCGCAAGAAGTTAGTTCAGTTAGACAAGTGTTTAGACGTACTATGGGAGACGCTACAGGCCCTTACTCATCAAGTTTTGACCCATTTAGTTCTGCAACATTAAACGTTTATTTGCTAAACTATTCATATGGCGGCGGATTAGCAACATATGATATGTACACTCAATACGTTGAAATGGCCGCAAGAATGTTTGGTGGCTACATGAATTATACATTTAATCCTGTAACAAAACAATTAAATCTAGTTAGGGATCCTAAATCATCAGGTGAAAAAATATTACTTTGGACATATAACTTAAAACCAGAAATTATTTTACTACAAGACAATGCTATGAAGCAGTGGTTAAGAGATTATACATTTGCCGCAAGTAAAATGATCATAGGTGAAGCTAGAGAAAAATTTGCTTCAATTGCTGGTCCACAAGGTGGTACTGCTTTAAATGGTTCTGCACTTAAATCAGAAGCACAAGCAGAAATGGACAGACTAATTGACGAACTAGCAACATACACAGACCACTCACAACCACTTACTTGGGTAATTGGTTAATGAAAATATTTGAAATTATTGGTGAAGGCCAAATCTTTGCACGTACAGGCAAAGGTGGTGCTGGTGGTTCAGCCAAGGTTAAAATGAAATGGCGTTGCGATACTGGTCCAAGAGCTGGTCGTATTGTAGGCAAACCATCAGACTGTGGTGGTGCCATTGATGTAAAAAAACGTGCTCAAATGAAAAAAACACGTGCCAGAACTAAAGTAAGACAAGCACGTAGGGCTAAAAAAACTAAAAAACTAAATGTAGCAAGTCGTATTATGCAGGCGTTAAATCAGTTTCATCGTAGAGACTTACAAAAACGCACACAATCAAAAAGACGCAAACCAACAGACCCGTTTAAAAAACGTGCTTCTTATCCAAAACGTCCAACACGTCCTCAACGTAAACCAAAAAAGTTTAAATAGGTTGACTTAATATTCAACTGGTAGTATAATACTAGTATGGATTTAATGATTGATATAGAAACACTAGGCACAGGCCCAGACGCTATGATTATGACTATAGCGGCTCAGGTATTTGACCCATTATCTACAGGATGGCCTGACAGACACTTTTATGCTAGAGTAAGTACAGATAGTCAGCCAAATCGTAAAGTTGATGATACTACCATTGAATGGTGGGCAACACAAGGACCTGAAGCACAGCGAGAAGTGTTTGAAGAAGTAGGTAGAAGAGATTTACACGACTGTTTAGACGAACTTGGTAAACTGATATGGCAAAGTGATCGCATATGGGCAAATGGCATTTGTTTTGACATGAACATATTAGAACATGCTTTTAAAGAACATGGTATCCCTTTACCGTGGAAGTTTTATCATGTGCGTGATGCTAGAACTGTTTATGCTCTTTGGCCAGATTTACCTCAACCCAAGTCAGCTAGTCATCATGCACTAGATGATTGCAAACGACAAATTACAATGCTACAAGACTGTATCAAACACTTAGGGATAAACAAACTAAAATGATCATAGCAATTAGCGGACTTATAGGATCAGGTAAAGATACTGTCGCAGACTATCTTGTTAACTTACACGAGTTTAGAAGAGAAAGTTTTGCAGGTAACTTAAAAAATGCTATGTGCGAAATATTTGGTTGGGACCGTGAAATGCTGGAAGGACGTAGCAAATCAAGTCGCGAATGGAGAGAACAAGTAGATGAATGGTGGGCAAAACGGCTAGGCATTCCACATCTAACTCCACGTTGGATTTTACAGCACGTTGGAACAGATGTTATCCGTGGACAATTTCACGATGATATGTGGTTAGCAAGTTTAGAAAACAAACTACGTAAAACAGATGATGATATTGTTATTAGCGATGTACGTTTTAAAAACGAAGTTAAAATGCTAAAAAGTTTAGGTGCTGTCTGCGTCCAGGTAGTTAGAGGTAAAAGACCAAATTGGTATACCGAAGCAATCAAAGCAAATACCATTTCAGATAAATTAGTAGTAGCAAACGCAAGACAAAATTTAGAACATGTGTATAAAATTCACCGTTCGGAATACGATTGGGTTGGTACAGACTTTGATGCTACTTTAGATAATAATGGATCAATGGATGATTTGTATGCTCAAATTGAAAAACTATTGTCTGTTAGGAATCTGGAGCAAGATCTCCAGGCTTCCATGTTGAATCCTGCCTCTGTATAATCACACCACAATTTAAACAAACCGATCTTAAATTAATTAATTCGTTATTGTTTAAGTTTCCATCTATATGGTAGACTTGTATTTGACTACCGTGCTTTGCTCTAAAACTACAAATATCACAGTTTAATTTTTTCTTATATCCTTTGATTAACCACCTAGGTGTAGGTGTTTTAATTTTACGATGTTTGTTTATGCAGATCGCACAACGGCTACGGTAATGTGTCTTACCTTCCTTCTTATAGTTAATAGCGGCTGGGTGATGGTTACAAGCCTTGCATATAGGGCGATTCATGTAGGTATTTATAGCAAAACCTTTGCAAAGGCACTTTAAACAGGCAGTTTTAGGGCTAATAGCATAAATATTCGTAACAGTTAAAAGAACTGATTTATACAAGAGGAAAAATATTATGGCATTAGTATCCCCAGGCGTAGAAGTAAGTATAGTTGACGAAAGTCAATACTTACCTTCCGCATCAAATTCGATTCCATACATGCTTATCGCAACAGCACAAAACAAGATAAGTGGTACAGGAACTGGCGTAGCTTCAGCAACAACTGCGGCTAACGCAAACAAAGTACAATTAATTACTAGCCAAAGAGAATTAGCAACACTATATGGTAATCCATTCTTTTATTCAACGACAAGTGGTACTCCGCTTAACGGTTATGAATTAAATGAATATGGTTTATTAGCGGCTCACTCAGTGTTAGGTGTTTCTAACAGAGCTTATATTCAACGTGTTGATATTGACTTAGCAGGCTTAACAGCAAGATTAACTCGTCCAGCAGGCGATGCAGACGATAACTCATATTGGTTAGACACTACAGAAACAGAATGGGGTCTATTTGAGTGGAGCAAAACAACAGGTAAATTTACAAACAAAAAACCAATAGCTATTACATCAACAGATGATGTAACAGCAGGTGTGCCTAACTCATCAGTTGGTGCAATTGGTGATTATGCTGTTGTTACAACAAACGCATCAAACCCTGTCTACTATAAAAAATCAGATAACACATGGGTGTTAGTTGGTTCAGACGATTGGCAAAATGCTCACTACTCAGTGCAAAGTAGTACAACAAACCCAGTGTTAACAGGTGGTCATACTTTAGTGATTAATGGCACAACTGTTACTTCAACAGGTACTACAGTTACAACATTAGCGGCAGAAATTAATTCAAATAATATTACAGGTATAACAGCCGCGGCTGTTAACGGTAAGTTAGAAATTTATGCTGACTCAGACGTAACTCCAGAAGGTTCATCAGCAGACGGCGCATGGACTATTGCTAACGGTACAGGTACACTGTTAACAGATTTAGGTATTACAGCAGGAACATATTACGCTCCTGAATTTGTACAAGGAAAACACACAGAATTACCACGTTGGAAAACAACTGATACTGCTCCAAGACCAACAGGATCTTTATGGCAGAAAACAACTTCAGTTAACCAAGGTGCTAACATTGTTGTTAAACAATATGATGTAAACACAGACTCATGGGCTACATTAACAGTTCCTTTATATGCTGATGATGCCACAGCAAACAAAGAACTTGATGCCGCTGGTGGCGGTAGAAACATTTCAGCAGGTGTTGTATACGGCTACTTAGATTGGTCAGAAAACTACACTGCTACATTAAAATTACATGTACGTTCACAAACAGGTGACACAGTAGCCACATCAACTGTAGTAAGTCCTACAATGACAAACGCTGACGCATTTACTATTTCAGCAAGTGTTAAAGGTTCAACTACAATGTCAACTCCAGTAACTGCTACACTATCAGGTACTACTATTGCTGACTATGCGGCGGCATTTAATGCGGCTAACGTTGCTAATACAGTTGCTAGTGTAACAGATGGTTACTTAACAATCAAACATACACAAGGTGGAGTAATTAAAATTACAGACACAGTTGGTACACCAACACAGGATGCGTATGGCGTAACTGGTATTTCACAATTATCAGGCAACATGAGATCATCAGCAGATCTTCTGAGTGTAATTATTTCAAACTGGAATACATTAACATATGAAGCAAAAGGTTCTGAACCAACACAAGATCCAGCAAATGGTACAAAATGGTACTATTCAGCAATTGATGAAGTAGATGTTATGATACATGATGGTTCAAACTGGAAAGGTTATAGAAACGTAACTAATGATGTACGTGGGTTTGATTTATCAAATACCAATGCTAAAGGTATCCAAGTTGGTGCAAGTGCTCCTACTACACAAAACGATACTGCTAAAACAGCATTAGCATACGGTGACTTATGGTTAGATACTTCAGATTTAGAAAACTATCCATTAATTAAACGTTGGGAGGCTGTTGATGGTACAGATCAATGGGTAACTATTGATAACGCTGATCAAACAACTGAAAACGGTATTGTATTTGCAGATGCTCGTTGGTCAACAGCAGGTACAGTTGATCCTATTACAGGCGACATAGCAACAATTACTGCGTTAACAACAAGTAACTATTTAGATATTGATGCACCAACTCCAGCATTATATCCAGCAGGTACATTGTTATTCAATACAAGACGTTCAGGTTACAACGTTAAAGAATATAAAGTAAACTACTTTAACAGCACAACATTCCCTGATGATACATTACCATCACAGAAAGATGCATGGGTAACTGTTTCAGGAAATCGTGCAGATGGTTCACCATACATGGGCAGAAAAGCACAACGTCAATTAGTTGTAGCGGCTCTTAAAGCAGGTATTGACACAAATACAGCAATCCGTGAAGAACAAAGAGACTTTAACTTATTAGCATGTCCAGGTTATCCTGAATTAATGCAAAACATGGTGCTATTAAACAACGACAGAAACAACACTGGTTTTGTTGTTGGTGATACACCGTTTAGATTGTCAGACAATTCAGAAGAAATAATTAACTGGGCAACAGACGCAGGCGGTTTAGGAACTGATTCAGAAGACGGTTTGGTTACTAACGATCCATATGCGGCTGTGTTTTACCCATCAGGTAGAGCAAACGACTTATCAGGTAACTCAGTGGTTGTTCCAGCATCACATGCGATGTTAAGAACAATTATTAGAAATGACGAAATTGGTTATCCATGGTTAGCACCGGCTGGTAACAGACGTGGCTTAATTGATAACGTATCAGCATTAGGTTATGTTGACGCTCAAACAGGTGACTTTGTACAAGTTGCTAACAGAGAATCAGCAAGAGATACATTATACGAAAACAGAGTTAATCCACTAACATTTATTCCAGGTAGTGGTTTAACTAACTATGGTAACAAAACTGTTGCAGGTGCTTCATCAGCACTAGACAGAATTAACGTGTCACGTTTAGTTGCTTACTTACGTAAGAAACTTGAAGCAGTTGGTAAAAACTGGATGTTTGAACCAAACGACAAGATCACACGTGATGAAGTTAAAGGTGCAATTGAGCAACTATTAAACGATGTTACTGCTAAACGTGGTATTTACGATTACCTAGTTGTTTGTGATGAAACAAACAACACACCAGCACGTATTGATAGAAATGAACTTTATATTGATATTGCTATTGAACCAACTAAAGCAGTTGAGTTTATTTATATTCCAGTAAGAATTAAAAATACTGGCGATATTGAAGCAGGTAATTTATAAAATAGTATAATCATTATATACGCAGATAATGGCACTTCGGTGCCATTTTTTGTGATTGTCAGATGATAAATATTAGCATAACCAAGAAGGAGATTTAAAAATGGCGGTTTCATCTTTAACAAGAATGACTGTTCCTTTAGCGAGTGATCAGAGTGCTAGTACACAAGGCTTATTAATGCCTAAACTCAAATATCGCTTCAGAACGGTATTTGAAAACTTTGGTGTATCAACACCAAGAACTGAAATGACAAAACAAGTTATTGACTTTACTAGACCTGAAGTTAGTTTTGACGATATCACTATCGATCTTTACAACTCAAAAATGAGAATGGCTGGTAAACATACTTGGGGTGATGCAACAGTTAATTTACGTGATGATGCAGGCGGTAACGTTGCTAAATTAGTTGGCGAACAATTACAGAAACAATATGACTTTATGGAACAAGCTTCTGCTTCAGCAGGTATTGACTATAAATTCCTAACACGTTGCGAAGTATTAGACGGTGGTAATGGCGCTAACGAACCAGTAGTTTTAGAAACATGGGAACTATATGGTTGCTATTTAACAACAGTTAACTATAATGACTTATCATACAGTGAGTCAGCACCAGCAACAGTTACACTAAACATTAGATTTGATAACGCAGTACAAACACCACTAGGTAGTGGCGTAGGTGTTGGCGTTGGTAGAGCACTAGGTTCAGTAGTAACAGGCTAATATAAATGGCAGGCTTCTTCGACAACGTTCTGAAGGGGTTCCTGGGTAGCGACTACTTAAAAGATTACAGGCACGCCAGCAAGACCTTTAGGTCAGCTGGCTATGCTAACGCACCTAGACTCAAATTCCTCTTCCATGTGTATTTCAATATTAATACAACTGAAATACCTGGGTTAACCAAACTTTTTGGTGCCAGAGATAGTTCACGAATAAGTGTTCTTACAAAAACAGTACAATTACCAAGTTATACGTTTGATGTTGATACATTAAATTCATATAATAGAAAACGTAACGTACAAACAAAAATCAATTACGAACCAGTACAGATTGAATTTCATGATGACAACAGTGATATAGTAAGATCATTATGGTTTAGTTACTACAATTACTTTTATAAAGATCCTAGTCAGGGCTATGGTGGTAATCAATCAACACAATCAACAAATACAAATGCAGGTTCATCAATGTCAAACTTCTTAAACGGGCTTTTACCTATTGACTTAGGTAGAGTAATGGGAGAAACTAGTGCATTTAGCGGCCCTGGTAACTCAGCAGACCAAAATGCAAGAGACATTTATGCTCCAGATAGAATTGGTAACGACTGGGGTTATATTGGCGAAGGTGTTAGTGGTGCCCGTAATAAGCCACAGTTCTTTAAAGATATTACAATTTATGGATTCAACCAACACAGTTTTGTTTCGTACACACTAGTAAATCCTATTATTACAGACTTTAGACACGACACTTATGATTATTCAGCAGGTGGCGATACAATGACTAACTCAATGTCGATCAAGTATGAGTCAGTCAAGTACGGTAGTGGTGCTATTGGTACAGGTCAAGTTCCAGGCTTTGGAAGTCAAGAACATTATGATACCGAACCAAGTGCATTAAGTCGTCCAGGCTCTACTAACTCCTTCTTTGGCCAGGGCGGTTTACTAGATGCAGGTGTTGGTGCATTTGAAGATTTAAGTTCAGGTAACCTATTAGGAGCCGCGGCAAAAGCTGGACGTGCAATTTACACTTATAAAAATATGGATAGTCCTGGTGACACATTTAAAGAAGAAGTCAATCAAGAAGTAAGAAATACTGTTAAAAAAACTACAGGAAATCCTGTTTCAGGCGGCACAGTGTTTCCTATTAAACAAACAAAACCAGCAACAGTGGCCACAGTAGGTGTAAAAACTGGTTCTAACCCATCACCAGGAGGAACGCAAACACCAAAAACTACAGACAATGTAACAAGTAACGGTCAAAATGTTGGCGTAGCTACAGCAGTTAACAATCCTGTTGTAGGTCAAGATCAACCAAAAGTAGCCGCACTAGTAACAGAAAAAGATACTTTTGTTGATAGCTCTACTAAAATAACAGGGCAATAATTTTAAAGGTTAAATATAAACATGGGAACAGTTAACGTAAAAAAATCAACGTCTGATTCATCTTATTTAATCTTTGACAATTTTTATAAAAAAGAAATCAAAGTAAACCCTAACGAATATGATATTGTTAGAGGATTCTTTGCACAAACATTTCGTGATGCAAAAATTGCTGATGATTTTACAGCAGTGTTTTTTCAAATTGCAACAGGTTACGAAAAACCACCACTAGAACTTTTAGAAGAATTCAAAGGCCAAGACGGCGTTACTGTGAATGCTACTCTAGCATACTATCTTAATGGATTAAGATCAAAGTCAACTCTTATTGGTGTCAGTGTAGTTCAACAACCTAATTACTATGCCGCCAGAAATGTGCAGGTATAGTAAATGGCCAAATTTCACAAAGGCAAATTTACTGTAAAAAACCCAGAAAAGTTTGTAGGTAGTAGAATGCCTACATTCAGATCTAGTTGGGAAAGTGCTTTCATGCAATTTTGTGACAGTCATCCTAGTGTAGTCAAATGGGCTAGTGAATGCGTTAAAATCCCCTATATACACCCGTTTACAGGTAAACAGACAAACTACATACCTGACTTTTTAGTTCAGTACCAAGACAAAACAGGTAAATTAATAACAGAGCTGGTAGAAATTAAGCCTAAGAATCAAAGTATTATAGAAAGTAAAAACCAGAATCGTAGACTAGCAGAAACTGTAGCAATTAATCATGCTAAATGGGAACAGGCCGCTAAGTGGTGTAAACAAAACGGACTACGTTTTAGAGTAGTTACAGAAGAAGATATTTTTAGAAGTGGTGCAAGATAATGACAAAAAAACTAGAAGAAATTTTTAATTTAGATACTAACGAAAAGGAAGATAGTATTGATGTTACTGAACCTCTACCTCAGGAGACTAATGGCAAACCACAACTTCCACAAGAAACACTTTCAAATATAGAAAAAATTGAAGATGCACTACCTGCTGTTAAAGGGCTAGAAGCCGGCGATGGCGAAATGGATGAACTAGCTGAACTTGCTAAATCATCGTACAAGGACTTAATGGATTTGGGTATGAATGTGGATAGTCGCTTTTCGTCAGAGATTTTTGGTGTTGCTAGTGGGCTATTAGGACATGCTATCACAGCAAAAACAGCAAAACTAAACAAAAAGTTACGTATGATTGATCTACAACTTAAAAAAGCACAGCTAGATCAAAAAGAAAGACAGCTTACACATAAAAAAGGTGAAGAAGTTGAAGAAGGGCACGGTCATATACTTGATCGTAACGAATTACTAAAAGAGTTACTTAGAAAAGATGACCCAAAAGAGTAATAGTAGCATAAATACTATCAATAGGGGAATATGAAATTATGAATAAAACATTTAAACAATATTTAACAGAGTCGACACAAACGTACTCATATAAAATTAAAGTTGCAGGCGGCTGTGATGCTG